GTGGGAAGAGGCCATCAATGTGGCATCAATGCCCGGTCTCAACCCGATTCCGAGATCAACTAGTGCAGGTTACGGCTACAAGGACTTCAAAGGGAATAGGAATAGAGGCAAGTCACATCTTATTGATTATTGTGACGACACCCAAACTTATTCCTATGACCCTGACTTTCTTGCTGAGATGCAGGCCCAAGATGCCGGTCTCAGGAGAGGCGAACTGCAGTTCCTTTGTATGAGCTCCAACTCCAAAGATGAACTCCGGAAGCTTTACGATGTCAACGGAGCCTTTCGTTATGGTACTGTGGAAGGCGTTGATTGCTCTTACGCCAAGCCTCCGCACAAAGTCACTCGTGAAATTGCGCCGTCACCGACTGCTTTTGTGGTTCATTGGCGCAGATACTTTGGTGCCTGGACAGCCCACTTCGTTTTGAACGGCCCTGAGTGGGGACACTCGTTGGGTCAGAACGTGATGGGCGAAGGCTGGGGAGCTATGATTGAGAAGATGTTAGCCATTGAACCTGATGAACTTCCGCGCGGTCTGCCGACAGACGTCAGCAGCTTCGAAGGAACAGTCGGAGCACAGGCTGTTTTCTCGTTCGCCAACCACGTCGATAAGTGGTACGCTCATTTCGACCCAGACTACGAACCAGAGGACAGAGTCGCCAGATTCTGTCTTGGCCACATGGTCGTGTTCAATTACACCGTGATAGGGACGACAGTGTCCCAACTTCTCATGGGTAATTGTTCAGGCCAACCTGGCACCACGCCTCTGAACACGTTAGTCAGAAGGATTTTTGGCCTCGTCGCTTGGATGGCTCTCATACCAGACGATGTGGACGAAGTCAAAGATGAAGAGGGAACTCTCTCTCTCAAAGGCATAAAAGGATTCTACAATTATGTGGTGCCCTTTGGCCTTGGAGATGACGAATTCGCGCGTGTTTGTCAGGTAGCACTTCCTTACTACAACTTTGTCACCATAAGAGACTATCTAGCGAAGTATGGTATCAAAGTGACTCCTGCAACTAAAGATGGAACAGTTGTTGAGAGCTCCCACCTTTTTGACTGTGAGTACCTCAGCTGTACCACGCGTGTTGAAGAAGGCTTAGTTCCCAACACCCCCTTCGTTCCCGTGATCAATTCTGAGTCAAATGCGAAAGCTTGTGCTTACACGCGTGTGACTAGGGACATGACCGAAATCGAGTGCTTGGAGAGCAACATCAATGACGTTCTTAGACGCTGTTACTTCTTTGGGAGAGATAAGTTCGAGTCTATTCGCGAGGAACTTTTAACCGATTTTGTTAGTCATTATCGTGTTTACCCCGAATTGGAAACTTTCTCCCAAATTAGGTCCAGCCACTTTGACGTGCCAGAGACTGTGATTGTCCCGCAGATGGATACAGACATTCTGGGGCCCCGAGTCATCAACGCCAACAGTGGAAGTGAAAACCCTATTGTGTTGACCGTTAAAGGAGCTGAGTTCAAGTCATCGAGGCCTAACCCCATTTGCAAGTACCCACAAACCATCAGAGCCCTCTCCAAGCGGTTCTTTCGAGTGGGTTACGTTGGAGAGAACACCATTTTGCGTGACGGTGATATCTTTTCTTTTGGCAACAAGGTGAATGCAGAACTGTCTCCACACTCAGCCCTCGGCTATCTCATGGCACCATTCGCTATGAGATCTGGTTCTTTCATAATGCGGATTGTTGGAAGGCGCGACTATTACGTGACCTACCGCCCCGTGACCAACAAAACCATTGCCGACGGTTGGACGCGTTACGACAGCATAAAGCCTCCGGGCTTGGATACGGGACTGCCTTTAGCTTACTCAACTGGCGATGTTTCGTTCCAAGACTTCTTGGTTCCTTTCACAACAAGGTTCAACGCTGTGTTTAATTCAGTTGACCAGGAATTGAATGATACCAATTCAGTTGGTGATATCATGTTCAATTTCAGAGACACTGACACTGTGAGACTGAACTTGTTCGTGAGTGCTGGAGATGGCTTTAATTTTGGTGTTCCCATGATTTTGCCGGCTCTCTACATGCCTGAAGTTGTGGCCCCTGACGAGTATGACGTGCTTCCAGAGTCCGTCATTGAACCGCAAGGGCTCACCTTCTCATCCTCCAAGGTGACCAACCATGTTGAAGGCTTGGTAGACTCAACTTTTACCTCGAACCCCACCAATTCGATAGAAGCTAAGAATGATGTTGACGCCAAGGCTGGGATGGACAAGCCCAACCTCGGTATGCAAATGGTTAGCGTTCGTAGTGCTTTGCCTGAGTTTAACACTCACCAAGGTGTGACATTTGCGACCCAAATGGCCATTGGTGGTGAGCTCGAAGATACTCTTCACTCTGCTTTTGCTGAAAGTGATGATCTTCCATTTTCAGAGTTCAACCGGTTGACCTGGTCTGACACGTTTGAAGTAAAGGCCACGGATCCAACCGGCACTATCATCAAGCAGTATGAGCTCTGTCCCACATATGA